CTTGACGAAGCGAGACGGGCATCCGGCGATCAGGCTGATGGCATCGCCAGAGCCACAGCATCTTCCGGCGTGGTTCACGGCGACGGAGTTCTACAAGGAAGCCGTGGAGCGCGGAAACATCTTGGAAGTGAGGGGCAAGCCACCGGCACCGCCAGCGGAGGAGTTCAAGGGTGAGCCCAAGATTCCGATGGGTCTTCCGACGCCTCCCAACCAGCCAGAGACGGCGCCACTCACAGTCGGCGCAAAGAACAGAGGCAGAAGCAAGGCCGCCCAACCAAGTGCGTAGGGTGAATCAGAAATGCTAGTGATAATCAAAAACAGTTTTTTCCTCCGATGCCCCGATGCCAGCCAAATGCTTTATCACCAGAATCTTCACCTCCACGCTTCTCCCGAGCCGCAGGAGATTCCCGAATGGGTGGCCGAGGCGGAGGTTTACAAGGAAGCCCTCAAGAGGGGAACGGTCTTGGAGATCAAGGTTGCCTCCGCCGAGATCAAGCCACAGGCTGATCCAGTGACCGAAAAACCATCCGCCTCGGATGCCAGTGATTCAAAGCACCAGTCCAAGGCTGACGCGAAGGCTGACGCTGAGGCAAAAGCCCAAGAAGCGTGCGATGCGGAAGAGGAAGCGGACGAGCTGGTCGATGAGGACCAAGCTGCGGCCGATGCTCAGAAGAAACAGAAGAGTGCGTGAGGAGTGATGTGGGTGGGTTCCCAGATTACAGCGAGTGGCTCGAGTCGGTTTGGGGATGGCCTGACGAGTCGGGCGGGATGCTGCCCACCCTCGCGGGTGCCTCGAACGTAGTCTACGGAACGAACCCACCCTACACCGTTCAAGATTTTCTCGCCCTCTATCCCAAGTTCGCGGGACCGCCTCTGATCTCGCCCGTGACCACGGTTTCGGGAAGCGCAAGCGTAAGCGTTCCAGACGCAACGGGACTGACGATTGGCAACGCCGTCGCCGGACCTGGAATACCGAACGGAACCTTCATCTCGGGCATCGCTGGCTTGGTCCTGACGCTCTCGCAGAACGCCACCGCAAGCGCGTCGATCAGCCTCACCATCTGGAACGCTCCGCCGATACCGTTCGCCGTCATCACCGCCTATCTTTACTTGGCCACCGCATCTCTTGTTCAGGCTCGCTGGCAGGAGCAGTGGGTGCTCGCTGTCGCGCTGTACGTGGCGCACTTCCTCACCCTGTACGCGAGGTCTGATGGCGATCCGAACTCCAGCGTCGGGCGGATCGCGGCCCAAGGGCTGGCGACCGGAATAGCCGTTGCGAAGTCGGTCGGCGACGTGAGCGTGAGCTATCAGCCGGTGCAAGGCTTGGAGAACTGGGCGAGCTGGAACCTGACGCAATACGGCCAGATGCTGGCGACGATGGCCAAGGTGATCGGCAGCGGGCCGATGCTGGCATGGTGAGAGCATGATGCCTCAAATCTCGGTTTCGAGAAGCGGTAGCGGCCCGCTGGCCCTCTACCAGGCGCTCTCCAAGATCAGGCGCGCAGAGGTGCTGGTCGGCATCCCGCAGCGGACGGCTGGCCGGCCTCGGCAGAAGATAAACAACGCCGCCCTGCTCTACATCCACACGCACGGCTCTCCGGTTCGGGGCATCCCCGCCCGTCCCGTCATCGAGCCAGCGATCCAGGCCGAGGGCAACAGGCAGGCCATCGCGGTGGAGCTTGAGGCTGCGGCCAAGGCATGGCTCGACAAGAATCCAGTGAAGGCCACTGCTTTCCTGCGTCGCGCCGGAATCGCCGGGGTGAACGCCTCGAAGTCCTGGTTCGTCGATCCGCGGAACCGCTGGGCACCGAACGCTCCGTCCACCATCAAGCGGAAGGGTTCGGACAGACCCCTGATCGACACCGGAGCCATGAGAAAGTCCATCACGTTCGTGGTCAGGGAAGAGACATGATCGACGTTTCCGAAGTGGTCAACGATCCTGAGAACGCGCAGAGTTACAGCATCCTGCGCTCGGCTGGAACCTGGGTCAACGGCGTGTGGCAGCCGAACGCGGAGACGCTTCAGGGCTACGGGAGAATCTCCGTCGCCAGACCGCGCGACGTGGAGATGATCCCCGAAGGAGACAAGATCGTCGGGGCGATGGTCTTCTGGTCCAGCACCGCGATCTTTGGGACCAGAGCAGACAGCGCTGGAAACGGCGGCTCGAGCGACATCCTGATGTGGAGGGGAAAGAAGTTCCGAGTGCTGAGCGTGTATCAATATTCTGACTATGGTTATTGGAAGGCGATAGCCACGCGGATGGAGGCGGCCTGATGACCACGACCACCTATCCAAACACGCAGCAGCTCGTGAGTTCGGCGCTGACCATCTCTCAGGTCAACGCCGTCTTGCAGCCGCTCACGCTCGGCATGCTCGGCCTGCTGGTGGAGATCAACTCTTCTGCCGTCCGCGTCGAGTGGCCCAAGGAAGGCGCGCCGTTCGTGAACACTCCAGATGACGACGTGTGCTTCCTGCGATGCGTTCCCGAGGATGGCGAGTACAACAAGGTCCGAGACAAGGCCGTCATCCAGAACGACGACGATGCGGAGTCGATCACGGAACGGTTCAGCTACACGCGCGTCTGGCGAATCACCTGGTGCCTCTATGGTCCCAACTCGACGGACAGAGCGAGGGCCATCAAGAGCGCCATCTTCGAGGTTGATTACTTCCTCGACCAGCTTTCGCTGAGCCAGCTTTTCCCGGTCAGCGAGTACGGAGAGCCGGTCCGCGCACCGGAGAACATCGACGGCCAGTGGTTCGAGCGGGTGGACTATGAGGTGACGATGTACGAGTTCGTGGTCGAGACCATCATCGATCAGAGCGTGAAGAGCGTGGAAGTGAAGACGTTCGAGCACGCTGGGCAGTTTGCTGATTTTACAGTGACAGGTAGCTAAGGAGTCCAAAATGGTTCCCGAGCCTCTTCCGTTAAGCGACATCATACAGGTTAATGTGTCTGCGGCCTCGCCTCCCATCGGAGCGCTGGCCTTCAACCAGGGTCTCATCGTGGGCCCGTCCACCGTCATACCGTCCTACGGAAGCAACCCCAGGATGCGCCAGTACGCCAGCCTGGACGAGATGCTGGCCGACTTCTGGAACGGAACGGAGCCCGAGTATCTGGCTGCGACGATCTACTTCAGCCAGAAGCACACCCCGCAGTTCGTGTGGATCGGCAGGCGGGACCTGACCGCGATCCGCACCGCAATCCCCAGTGGTCGGACGGTGAACGACGGCATCATGAACAGCGTGACTGACCCGACGCATCTGACCTCTGCCACAGCCGCCTTCGTTTCTGGCGACATTGGGAAGAAAGTTCTGGTCACTGGCGCGGGAGCGGCGGGAGTTGATCTTGACACCACGATCGCGTCGATTAGCAGCGGCACGGTCGCCGTGCTCAACAGTCCATGTCTGCACACCGTCGCCGCCGCTCAGGCGAGCATCGGAGACACCGGGCGCGCTTACATGTCGGGAGATCAGGTGGGCGTGACTGAGGGAAGCGCCTCGAACGGCATCCTGTCGGTTCTGACCGTGGGCGAGGGAGGTGTCGTGCTGACGCTGGGCACGACAATCGGAAATCAAGGGACCGGATACACGGTCACGACCGGACTCGCCACGACTGACGGATCGGGAACCGGACTGAAGGTGGACACCACGGCGATCGGAGAAACGTATCTTCAGGCCGTCGAGGCTTGCAACCTTGCCAGAAACAACAATCCCGACCAGCAGTGGTACGGCTTCATGTGCTGCGCGGCCACGGACGGGGATCACCTTGATCTTGCCGCTTGGTCTTCGGCCAACTGGCAGGTGGCGATGTATTTCGGTTCGTCCACCGACGTCGCGATCCCGTCCGGCACGGCAGGCAACATCGCGCTTCAGATCAAGGCTCTCACGGACCGGGCGTTCATCATGTTCAGCACCACCCAGCTCGGCCTCTACCCTAACAACATCTACGCGGCCGCCGGGCCCCTGGGAGAGGCGTGCGGATTGAACACGGGGCTTGCCGGGAGCGCGTTCACCTTGAACCTCAAGCAGATTGTGAACGTGGCACCGGAGCCGCTTACTCAGACTCAATACAACGCCATCGTCGCAGCCTACTGCAACGTGGTGTGCAGCTTCGGGCCCTACGCTGGTTATCTCGTGTCTGGCATCCTGTCCAGCGGAGAGTTCTTCGACCAGATACTCGACCGCGCCATGCTGATCAACCAGATCCAGGTCAACCTGATGAACCTGCTGATCGCGGTGCCGAAGGTTCCGCAGACGAACCCCGGCGAGCACCAGCTCATCGCACAGGTGGACGCCGCGTGCTCGAACATGGCCAGCATCGGCTACATCGCCGGCGGAGTGTGGGAGGGCGCGCCGGTGCTCGGCCTCAAGATCGGACAAGCTCTTCCGCTGGGATTCCTGGATCAGGCCCAGCCCTACGCGCTGCAATCTGCGGGAGATCGCGCGGCGCGAAAGGCGATGCCGATCTACTGCGCGATCATCGAGGCTGGAGCAGTCCATAGCGTCGTCGTACAAGTCAACGTGCAGCTATGAGCGAGAGAAAGATGCAAAGCACTAAAATCACAATTTATTTGATTCATTAGACCAGAAGTCAAAGCGAAAATGCTTGGAAATAGAAACGCTGTTGACTGGCCGATGAAAGTTACTCAGAGAGGATAACATGCCATTAGTTCAAACCACTTATTCATTTCGTGATCTAGTCGGGGTCTTGAACAATCCGCTGATGGACGGTCCTTTGCAGATCGCGGGCGGCAACATCGGCCTCGGAACCATCACCATCAGGATGCTGACCACGCGCACGGAGCATGAGGTGGGGACGGACGGAGTGGTCATGCCGAGCTACATCGCGGGAGACAACGCTGAGATCACCATCGAGATGCAGCAAACCTCGGCGCTACACCATTCGCTCCTGGACCTCTTCAACCTGATGATCACGGCTGCCAATAACGGCGACGTGAGCGGCTGGGCCACGACCGTGCTGAGCCTGCGCACGATCCTGGACGGCTCGGGGCATCTCCTGTCAGGAATCTCCTTCCAGAAGACTCCCGACAAGCCGTACGCGGCGAGGGGTCAGAACGTGACCTGGGTGTTGATGGCGGCGTATTGCGTAAATCAGTAGTCAGATCAAAAAAGAGGTTCGTTGATGGCGAAAGATCAATTTGGAATAGACCTTCAGGAGGGGACGCGCGTCGTCGTCAAGCTGGGCAGTGAGATGGTCAACGGCATCATCACCAAGATCGAAGAGGGTGGATTGTCCTTGATTGGAAATGGTGCGCAAGGCATCAAGCCAGGCCATCTTGTGGTGCTTTGCGACGTGCATTACCAATGGAATCCCCAGCTCGGCGACAGGTTGGCCAATGTGATCGTGACGATGGATCAGCCGTCAACCTGCTCAGACCCCCTGGCGGAATCTTTGATCAAGGAAAGTAAACCCTCTTGACGCGAGAAATAGCGATTTAAGGCGTCATGGGCTAATCACACTGCCGAGGCCTTCGGGACGCTGGGAGGGGCAGGGAAACCGGAGCCACGGGGCATTAAACGTCGTTTCTGAGAGAAAAGGAGGCTCATGAAGCCCAAAACTAAGACCGTAGAGATCGGCGACGCGAAGTATCAGATCCGCAAGCTCTCGCCGGACATTGGATCCTTCATCCTCATGCAGAGCATCCGGGCCGCCATGAAGTCCGGCAACATGGCCGGCGCGCCATCGGGTGGAACTCAAGCCGTCGAGGAAGTTCCAGAAGCTGAGAGAAATCCCGAGGACATAGTGCGCGCCGTCGCTAACGCCGCGTTCCTTGGAGGATTCGATTTCGAGACGCATCGCTTCGTGCAGACAAGCTGCCTGGCAGCCTGTTCGCGACTCGAGATCGCGGAAGCTCCCGGTGGAGTCGAGATCCCGATGCCGATAGTCAACAGTTTCGGCGCGTGGGCCATCCTTGAGATCAGGGACGACGTGGCGCTCGTGATGCGCCTGGCGGTCGAGTGCATGGTGTTCAACTTCTCGGATTTTTTCTCCGAGGGGGGGCTGGCGATGCTCGCGGGAACCCAGGCTTCGACGCAGTAGACTTCCCCTCCCTCGACGCGTTCCTGTGGCGGCCTGTGATGGCCGGCATGTGGAGGCAGCACGAGCTTTTCGACGGCACGTATTCGTTTGATGATCTTCTGCAAGTTCATGAATTTCTCGATACGCGGGAAGAGAACGAGCGGCTGTACTGGGAATGGAGAAAGAATCACCCGGAATGAGCGATGGGCAACTTCAAAACAATGGAGAGCTACCTCGTAGCTCTCGGATTTTCCGTAGATTCGGTCGGATATTCCAAATTCGCCGCCGCTCTTCGTGACGCATCTTCGTTAGTTCAAAACCAAACATCTGGAATCGTGAAGTACATGTTGGGGGCTCAGACCGCCATCACCGGTGGATTCGCCGCTGCGGGTGCCTCGGCTCTCGGCATAGTGGACAAGGTGGCGATGGCCGACCAGCAGTACCGGATGCTGGCGCTGCATATGTATACCACCACGGGAGTAGCCCGAGAACTGAAGATGGCCACGGACGCGCTGGGCCAGCCGCTCGAAAACATCATTTGGGACCCGGAACTTTCCAGCAGATTCCAGCACCTCATCGAAATCCAGCGGGCGATGACTAATCAGTTAGGTTCGAGCTTCGAAACGCAGATGGTAAGAATCAGGGATTTGCGCGCTGAGTTCTCGTACTTCGGCGTCGAATTGAAATACTTGACCATGAAGGTGGTCAGTGATTTTGGCAAAGTCCTCGGCATAGACATCGACCAGCTCCTCGTGAAGATGCAGGACTTCAACAAGTGGTTCGTCAACAATCTGCCTTGGATAACGAAATGGTTAGAGAGCAAGCTGAAGCCAGCGATGGTAGACATCAGAAGCGTTCTTTCCGAGACTTGGGATCTGCTGAAGCTCGGGGCGGTAGATTTCCAGAATCTCATCGGTCTGCTTTCCGGCGATAAATCCATCGAGGGCACAGCAGCCAGCTTTGACAAGATGGCAACTGCCATCCAGCGTTGCATGGGCTGGATAACAGATTTCACTAAGGCTGTGATACATGCGCAGGAAATCTTCCTACACCTCGTGAATGCTGGATTGCTCGCAGCAGCGGGAAAATTCACTGATGCCTTGGCAGAATTGAAAGCGGCCAGCGGCCTGATAACCACAGGAAGCACAGCCGTAGTCGGCGCCGCGCTTGGTGGAGCAGTCGGGGCCGTAACTCCAATCCCTGGAGGAATGGTGGGCGGCGCCGCACTCGGAGGGTCTCTGGCGGGCGGGGCTGCGTCCCTCTATGGAACTTTCAAGCATGGTGGATGGACGGAGTTGAAGGCCGCACTTGTTGCCCAGAACGCGCGCACATTGGCGATAGACGCTGGCATGAGGCTTGGCATTCAACCTGATTTGATCTACCGGCAATGGCAGGAAGAGACCGCAAATTTTACCGCCATAAATGCCGCCAGCAATCTTGCGGGCATCAAACGTCAAGGAAAACTCGTGGATTTCCAGACGTTGAAGGATTTTGAGGATTACTACGTCGGCATCTTGAGTGGCAGCAGATATGCGGGACTGCAAAAGCCGTCGAATGTTCAAGATTGGGCCAAGTATCTCGCAAAGGGTCACTATTACACACACGGCAAAGACTTGCCCGCCACGCCAGAGGAGATGTTCAACTACGCCGCTGGAATGGGACGCTACGGAGGCATGGAAACTCGTCCCGTCATCATAAATCACAACAACTTCGACATTGACATAACTCATCCCGGGGAGAGCGGTCAACAAATCGGAGATGCGATAGTAAAGAAACTAAAAGAACATCAGGACAAGCAGTCTCAACGGGTCCAGGCGGATGCCCTGTCTACGTTCTGGGCTTCAGGAGGCCAGTGATGGCAACGTCTTCTGCTTGGCGTCCGCCCCAGTGGGCTTCCGGCCCATCAGTCAGCACCGTGCTTCTCAAATTTCCGGGTCTTCCTAACGCGGTGCAGTACAGTCCATCAGGAATAGGAGCAACGCTTCCGACCGCACCGACCACCTATGTGTTTGATGTGGTTATCAGGGTTGGTCATGAGCAGCAGGTCAGGAAGACTGAGCATCCCGTCCAAACCGGAGCGAACATCTCTGATCATGCGTATGCCATGCCTGCCAGGGTTGTTCTTGACGTTGGCATGTCGGATGCCATGGATTCCTTCACCCTCGGCCAGTGGGCGGGATCGAGAACGAAAAGCGTTTCAGCATATCAGATTATGCTGGCAATGCAGTATGCGCGTGTTCCATTGGTTCTGGTCACGAAGTTGCGCACTTACTCGAACATGATAATCACGTCCATAAGTCCGGAAGAGACGGTCAAGACGATAGCAGGATTGCGAATGCGCGTGGATTTGGAGGAAATATTCGCTGCCAGCATCGAGACCGTTCAGGATAGTGCGAGGCCGGACGCAACAGAATCCAGCAGTCAGGGGACCGTGGTGGCGACGCCTGTTAGCGCAACCCAGCAGGCGCAGAACGGCGTGACGGCCGGGATGGGACCGGCGCCGGTCAACTCGCCGGGTGCTGGAGCCTATTCGAGTTGCAACAACAAGAACCTTGATGAACTTCACGGCCGGTGACCATGTCTGATCAGATCGTTCCGCTCACGTCCGCTTACAATCAGACCTTCACGGTGGAGCTTCAAGTTGACGGCGCTCCTCTAACCTTGAATCATGCGATCCGCTGGTCAGAAATGGCAGGTTACTGGCTCTTGTCGGTGAGTGATTCCGCAGGCAACCTGCTGGTCGATTCCGTTCCCCTAATCACCGGCTGGTATCCGGCGGCGAATCTTCTCGCCCAACATCAATACCTGAAGATCGGCAGCGCTTACATCCTGAACGCTGGAAACTCGAAGGTCGACTATCCAGGGAGAAATAATTTGGGCAGTGATTTTGTTTTGCTTTGGGGAGACACAAACGAGGTTGCATGAGCACATCCACACTCTCGCTTTTTGGAAGAGCTTACGCGCTGACGGTCACGTCGAGAAACGGGCAAAAGAAGAAACTATCATGCGAGGCGTGGGAGCCCGAGGCGTTGCGCGTCACTTTCGACGTGCTTGAGACGACGCTTCCGGCCCAAATGTGGTTTGCGGACATAACGATCTACAATGTCAATGAAGCCGAGATGCTTGACTGTTTGTGGAATGCTAGCTGGATCGAACTTGAGGCAGGTTTTCAGAAAGGGCCGAACAAGTCGTCGCTCATTTGGGGTGGTCCGGTACTCCAGGTCATGTTCGACCGCGAGAACGTGGTGGACTTCAAGATCACATTTAACTCCATCGGCGGCGTGCAGTTCTGGCAGGACAACTTCATCAACGCCTCGAATGGTGCGATGTCAAGCCAGTATCAGATAGTCTCAAACATGATCACGCAGACCCATGGAAACGTGAAAGATAACATCGGTCCGGTTGCAGCAGAAAAACTAAAGGCAAAACAGTATCCCCGAGGCCGAACTCTTTTTGGAAGCACGGCCAAATATCTTGCGCAGATCGCGCAGGACAACGGATTGTCTCAATGGATAGCGCAGAACCAAGCATATATGAGCGAACTGGACTCAGGAGTGAACATGACGCCCGCGATTACTTACGGGCCGCCTTTTCCGCCAGGATACAAGTCGACCGCATCAGAGAAGAACGTCACCAGAAGCATCTTGGGTGTTCCGAAGATGTTTCAATACGGGACGATTTTCACGGTGTTGCTCGATCCTCGGCTTGCCGTGGTTGTTCCTCCTCTCCTGGTGCGGCTTGACAAGACAGTCATCACACAGTTCAAGCTGATTCCGCTGGTCAACCTCCCGGTGGCGCTTGATCAGAACCTCAATCTCATTGCCGCTCAGGTGCGCCATTATGGAGACACGCGCGGGAACGATTGGTGCACAGAAGTCACCGGATACACGCGGGGCTATGCACAGAAACTTTTGCTCCAAGTTCTCAATGCGGGTAAATGATGATAGTCAGGTCTCCAGCTCAAATCACTCCCGGCCAGATCACTTGTTCCGTAAGTCAGCAGTTCCGCGAAATGATCCGACAGGCTCTCGTTGATCTGCGCGTGTCAATTCCTGCGATAGTCCAATCTTTCGATTCTGGCACGCAAACGGTCACCGTGCAGATCGCAATCCGCGAACAGGTACAGTCACCGAAAGGCCCGGTAGATACTGCCATCAAGCCGATCATTAGAGTTCCTCTATTGTTCTTTTCTGGCGGTGGTTTTTCAGTGACATTGCCAGTTGCGCCGGGTGATGAAGGCTGGCTCATCTTCTGCGACATGTGCTTTGATCTTTGGTGGGCTCGTGGAGGAGTTCAAGATCAATTTGCTGTCCATCGACATGACGTGTCCGATTGTGGATTCTATCCTGGCGGACGCAGTCAGCCGCGCAAGCTATCGAACTATTCCACAGCTTCGGCTCAGCTTAGGAGCGACGACGGCTCCGTTATAGTGGACTTGGCCTTAACCGGCATCACGCTGACGGCTCCGAAGGTTCAAATGATCACGACCGGAGACAGCGACATCACGGCGACCGGCAAGCTGAATCTCTCTGCGGGGAAGATTTCGGTGGGTTCATTGCCGGTCTTTGCGAGCAACTTATTGGCCTTGGCGGGAGGCTTGACGGCGGGCGATCTCTACAGGAACGGAGCGGACCCGGATCATATCTGCGTGGTTCACTAGTTTTTCGTGTATTAAGTGATTTGGTGTATCATCATGCTGGAGAAGGTGATGCTGGCTGGTTTCATCATGGTGATCTTCGTTCTCGGAATCATGGTCGGAAGATGGTCCAAGGACTGACATGGCGTTCATTCAATATCTTCGCCTCGATACGTCGAATGATCCGATCCTGATCCCAGACGTGTCATTGACCGACATCAGCGCGGTGGCTCAGGCGATCCTCACGCGCCTGAGGCTGTTTCAAGCTGAGTGGTGGGAAGACTTGAACGAGGGCACGCCGATGTTCCAATCCATCCTGGGAGCGTCTGGATCTCCTAAGAACCAGCAGGCCATGACGCTCGCCCTCATCGAGCGAGTCTCGGGCACGCCGTACGTTTCAGGGCTTCAAGACATCTCGTCACGATTCGACAGCAGAACCAGAAAGTTTTCGTTTTCAGCGACCGCGCAAACCGCCTTCGGGCCAGTTCCCGTTAGTTTCACTCCCGGAGTGGGAGCGGGTTTAGGGGTTTAAGATGGCACCATACGCAGCTCCGAGCATAGGCCCTTCAGGTCTCACGATTCCAGGCTATGAAGATATTTTGAGCGACAACCTTCAAGGGTTTTTGAATCTGTTTGGCCAGAATCAATATGTTGGACGCGACAGCGCTATATTTCAGCTTCTTTCAATCCTGAGCTTGAAGCAGTCAGATACGATGGAGGCAGCCCAACTTGCATATAATCAGCGCTCGCCGCTCACGGCGGTCGGCGCGGGGCTGGACGGAATCGTGAAGTTGAACGGGATCGCGCGCGCCGCCTACACGTACTCGACGGCGCTTGAGACCATCACCGGCACGCCGGGAACGGTCATCGCTAACGGCTT